TACTCGCTATGGCGGGGTGAGCACGTGCACCCGGCCGATGCTTTTGCCTGCGGCGCGGGCGGTACGGATCTTGCGGTGCCAGTCCTCGTTGATTCCCGCGGGGCGTGGGGCACCGGCGCGGAAGGCGGTCAAGGCCTCGGCTTCCTGCGGCACGAGGTACTGGGGCAGTAGTTCGAGGCGCCACGCGGAGCGCTGGAAGTCCCGGAAATAGGCGGCCCAGGTCTCACCTTCCAAGCGCACGCGCGGCCTCCAGCAGGATCTCTCGCGGGATCTCGACAATGCCCTCCCCTGTCGGTACCGGGTGGTCGAACACGTAGCCCTGGACAGCGATGCTGCCGGTGGGGGTTTCGTAGACGGTGGGGCAGTCGTCCCCGCCGCAGGGCGGGTCGTCGTCTCCTGAGGTAGCGGGCGTGGTGGTGCAGGTTCCGGCGAGGCGGGTGAGCTGCAAGACGGGCTCCTTCGTCAGTGAGCGCTCTGATGCTGACGGTATTCAGCGTTCGCTTGGCGCGGCAAGCACCCGAGCAGGGTGATTCGCGTTCCCGCATAACCGCGCTGTGGCGAGATGGGATGCTGAGCCAATGGAAACATCCACTAGCGAAACCGATGCTGATGCCTGAACCGATGCCCACACCCAACGACCACCCGCCGATCCAAGACCTCGTCATCGAGGACATCGAGAAACGCCGCCGCATCGGCATCCAGACCTACGGCACACCGCTACAGCCGTTCAACGGCCGGCGCAGCCTCGTGGACGCATACGAGGAAGCCCTCGACCTCGCGATGTACCTGCGTCAGGCGATCTACGAGGCCGAGCACCCGCAGCCGCCACAGCCGTCCGCGACCTGCGGCACGTGCAAAGGTCACGGGTATGTTCCGGACTGGTCGAACTTCAATCCGGAGTTCGGCGAGCCGAGGCCGAAGCCGTGCCCGACCTGTTCGATCGCTGTCGCGGGCGTCCCGGCTGACCTCGTCGCGCTGTTCGTCCAGCATGCGGCCTCGGTGGTCTTCGACGAGACGACGCCGGATGACACCCCGATCACTGCGTTGCGCGAGCAGGCGACTGCGCGGGGCCTCGCCGCGGTCATCCCGCTGATCGAGGCCCGGGCGCTCGATCGGCTGCGACCGTCGGCGGTCGCCGCGACGGGAGCGGAGCGGCCGTGAGCGGCGGTATGCCAGAGTGGGCGCGCACCCCGACGAGCGCCCCGTTCACCCGCGCCGGCTACACCTGCAAGTGGGTGTCCACGCAGTCGCACTATCCGGAATTCCTCGACCCCGAGGACCCGACGCTGAAAATCGTCGTGTCGGTGCGCGACCGACTGCGGCGCAAACACCTGATCGACTTCGAGCCTGCGGCGTTCTTCCAGATGAGCGACGCCGTGTTCGCGGCGCAGCTACGTCCGATCGGGAGCGGTGGCGGATGACGAACTTCGTACACACCGACGACTACGACCAGAACCCGGAACGCCAGCTCGAGGACATGAAACGCCTCGTCGTGCTCCTCATGAACCGGCTCGGCACAGACCGGATCGAGATCGGCTACGACGAGATCTACGAGTCGCAGCTCCAGCGCGCAGAGATCGTCATCTGGCCCGACCGGATGACGGACAAGCTGATGGTCGCCGTGCGCACGCCCAGACCGGATGAACCAGTGGACACCGAGACGCTCAACGATGCGATCATGGGCGCCGTACGGGAGGCACTCACCGATGGCTGAGATCCTGCTGCGCTTGCGCGTCCTCGACCACGGCACGAACGAGCGCGCCAAAACCGACAAGCGCTGGCAGCGTTCGATCGACGTCGAATTCCTGCCTTCGCTCGGCGATCTCATCCAGCTGTGGGGCCGCGAAGACGGTGTTCTGTCTCCGGTGCGCCGGCGCTGGTGGCGCCCGGACGGCACGCCGTTGCTCGTGCTCGCGCAGCTGAGCGTGGACAGCCCTTATACGACTCCTCCCCCGGATGAACCCGGTCTCGGGCCGAGGTGGATTCCGTGGTCTTCGGATAAGGGCGATCTCGCGGCGTGGCTGCGCTCGGCCGGCTGGGCGGTGCTCACCGATGCCTGAGCCGGTCAATAGCCACACAATCCTGATCGACGGACCCATGGCCGGGCACTGCTGGCCGATCCCGCCGGAGTGCAAGTACTCGTACGCGATCACCGTCCCGCAACCGCTCAGCATCGCCGCGTTCGACCCGGAGAAACTCGCCACGGTCACGGACACGCATGCGTACTACCAGCTGCGCACCGTCACCTTCACGGATCAGCTCGGCCTGGAACACGCGGTCCGGATCGGCTGGAGCAAGGCAGGTCAGCCGAACCAGCAGGATCTTCTCGAGCACGTCCCGACTGGGCTCGCCGAACAGGGCGTCATCCCGTGGGAATACGTCCCGCACACGGTCCTCGACCGCATGGCGAAAGTCCCGATCCTCGAATACGGCGACGTCGCCAAGGACTGCGCGATCACCGTCACCAACCCGTACACCTCCTGCGTCGCAGTCCTCGATGCGTGGTGCGGCTGCGGATGGCGCACCGATCGCGTCGCACTGGACCAGCGATCCTGGCTGCTTCGCGCGGCGTACCGGCATGCGATCGGGCAGGATGCGCGGCAGGAACGCTTCAAGCAGCCGATCCGGGTCGTGTCCGCGGGCAGTGGCGGGCAGCCGGACTGCTATGCCGGGATCGCCGAGGACGAGTTCAACGAGTGCGTGTACGGGAAGTGCCGGCGCTGCAGTTGGCAGACCGAGCAGATCGAGTACTACCGCACGGGACCGTTGCAGGCCCTGTGCCAGGCGCACACGGGTCCTGATGGGGTTCGGCGTGTGCGGGATCAGTTGCTCGCATCGCTCGGGCTGCCGCCGGCCGGGGAGGCGCGGGATGGCTGACGAGCGTCCGGACGATGCCGCGCTCGCGTGGGCGCGCGACCAGGTCGAGCAGGTCGCCGCGAAATACGACGGGTTCGCAGAACACGAAACCAACCCGATCCTCGCGACCGCGTTCCAGCTCACCGCGCGGCTGATGCGCCTCGAGCTCTGCGGCGACCTCGACACCGACCTCGGTAAGCGCGTCATCGGCCGGTTTGAGCCCGGATTCCGCGACGAGCAGCCCGGTGAGACAACGACGAGTATCGATGCCTGACAACCCGCCGTGGCAGGACGTGCTGGCCGAGTACCAGCGTCTGCTCGACACGACGCCCCAAGTGCCGCGCGAGATCGCTGCGAGCGACGGTGCGACGGTGGACGCTCTGCTCGCGGGCATTCCCAAATCTGAGCCGGGCGCGCTCGCCGGCACATTCGGCTCGATCCCGATCGTCATCGACGCGGGCCTGCCACCGGGCCGGGTTGAGCTCCGTGACCGCGACGGCAACGCCACCACCAGGCTGCGACTGGTGGCCGGGCATTGGTTCGACGAGGACGAACTGGCCGCGGCCGCCGAGTGGGCGCGGCAGATTTCCTTGACGGACAACTTCCGAATCCGCTCGTCACTGAGGATTTCCGCAGGTCCGCTCTTTGACGGTCGTTTGCCGCCCCCGGGCGTCTAGGGTCGAGGCGTGGACGATGCGCAACAAGGCCGCTGGGTCGACGAGCCGCCCTTACGCGAACTCGCCACTCCCCCGCCCCACCTGATCCAGACCCACGGCGCGCAACTCGTGCGCATCTACACAATCGACGACCCAGACCCGCGCAGACACGAGGGATACACCGAAGCCCTGTTCCTCGCCTGGGCGCCGATCCCCAACAGCAGGGACTGGGCGGTGCTCGCCGCGTGGCTCTCCGCCTGGCAGGACGGTGTCCGCACCACCGGGAAGGGACGCTACGGCTGGCTGCGGATCGTGATGCCGGCTGATATCGAGAGCGGCCGGGTGCGGGCAGTGAAGCCGTTTGTGATGGATGAGGATGAATGGCATGGCCACCATCCTTTGGCGGAGTTCTCGATTGCGGTGCGTGCAGCTGTGGCGAGCCTGCCGGAGGGTCTGCGGGAGCGTGCGGTCAGGCCGCGCGAGACGTGACGCCGCGGCGGCGCTGGTTGCGTTCCCGGACGGTGCGCAGCGCGGCCATGGGCAGCGCGGCGGCGAGCGTGCCGACCGTGAGCAGCGCGGCCAGCGCGTATCCGATTGCGGCGATCCCGAGTGTGAGCAGCCAGAAGAACAAGCCGCCGCTGACTGTGGTACGGCGTGTGGTGCGCGCGTGCACGCGCATCGTGGTTTCCCTCCCCTGCGGCGCTTTGCCGCTACAGCACACAATACCCGCGGTCGCCGACTGCCATGCTGGGAGGGTGTTCTCCTTTGGTCCTTTCTCGCCGCTGCAATCGGCCATACGGGCGCAACAGGCGCAGATCGATGCGCACACCAAGCGGCACGATGACGAGCTACTCGGATTGCCGCCGCGCGGCCCGGAGTTTGGCCGTGCGCCGAGCCATGAGCCGTCGTTTCTACGCCCGGTGGAGGGGCTGCGCCCGTCGCGCGTTCCGAAGTGGCTGATCCGCTGGCGGTGGGGGCGCTATCGTGTGCGCAGGGTCGGCCGCCAGCAATAGGAACCATCTTCGCGGGCCGACCCGAGGAACCCCATCTCAAAGAGAGGGGGACGCAAAGGGAAGGGAGCCAGACCCTTGAGTCTGGCGGGCTCCGCTAAGCCCCGAGAGGCGGTCCCTGTCCCCCGACGATGCAGGGCGTGCCTCCGATGCCGTGGCAGTGGCGGCGGGAGCAGGTGGCCCGGCGGGTGCCCTGGCCGACCATGGCCAGGGCATCACGCTTTAAGGTGTCAGGCATGGACAAAATCGAGGTCGCATTCAGCGTGAAGCCAGGTGACTGGATCTGGGATGACCTCGACGTGCGCGCGGCACGGATCAGCGAAGAGCTCGCGGCGCTACAGCGCACCACCTATCCGTGGCTGACCGGGACCTGCGTGTGGAACAGCATCGACGGCGCTGACGATGCCGTCGCCAGGACGCCGGGAAACATGGTCGTCAGCGCGGACCTGCATGATGATCAGCCGGTCACTGAGGTGCTGACCAGGGTGACGCGGGGGATGTGCCCGGGATTCGAGTTCGAATCGATCACGGCGTCAGTGGTCCACTACGAGGACGACGAGGGCTTTGAGTTGAGTGTTTAGTGCCGGGAGCCGGATTTGAACCGGCCTCAAACCACCTGATCGGGCCCGTTCCCCTGCGCGGAGCACGGGGCGCGGCCCGGGCTGCTCGGCCTACCGCGTGAGCGGGTACCACCTGGCATATCCCGGCAGATCGAGGCTAGTCGCCGTCCGCGTCCGAACCGGGCGCCTCGTTGACGAACGGTCCGTCATGACGCTCGACGATCAACGTGAGCTGCGGGCCCACAGTCGGCATCGGCTCGTTGGCTGGCCAATTCGTTGACCCGCGCTGCGAAAACATCCACGACCGTTCGATCACCTTGTATCCGTCGCCGAACAACACGAGGTCGCCGACCTGCGGCGGGTGCATCGACCAGATGTCCATCAGGCTGCTGTGGTACTTGCCGGTGTCGACGGGTTCGTACCGGTAGAGCGGCGCGCCGTCGGCTCCGAGCACGGGGTCGCCGTCGACCGTCACAGGCGTGCGGACGTAAAAGGACAGGTTGACGAGGTGGCGCTGCGGGTGCTGTTCCATGGTCACGCTTCCTTAATCGCAGTGAACGTCTCGCACGGCCACGCCTCCGGGTTCGCTTCCCACCCATCGACCGGATGCGCGCACTCCGCCCAGCCCATCACGCCCTGAACCGGATGATGGACCTTCAACACGGCGAGCGCCGGCGCGTTCCCAGCCAGCCGCTCGCACACCGCCTTCCAGTCGGCTTGGGCCTGCGCGAGCTGGTCGGCGCGTTCCTGCTCGCGTTTCCGATTCGCCTCGGCGCGTTGCGCGGGTGTCATCGCGGCCTGACGGCGTTCGGATTCCCGCATCGCCTCGGCGTCGGCAAGGTCGTCCTCGCTCACCTGGACGTGCATCGGGAAGCGACGCGCCTGCAACGGCTGCTCGGGGCCGACCATCAGCAGCACACCTCGCCGGGCGTCGTGTGCGCGCCGATGCAGCCGGGAAGACCGCACCGGTACGGGCCGCGTGCGATCTCCTCGTCGCGCGGGATCCGTGACGCGGGCGGCTGCATCTCGTTGACCATGGTTACGCGCTCCGCTGGGATCGTCACCGTGACCGTCGGCGTCTTGTCTAACGCGGGCGCGGGCACGACGATCCCCGCCGTGTACCAAGGGAACGGCTGCCCGTCGATCGTGATCTGCGGCGCTCCGTGCTTGTCCTGGTCGACGCGGATCTCCTTCGCGAACTCCACGTCAGCTCTCCACTTCGCGGTCGACCTGAACACTGCCGTCGACCGGCAGTCCGGCGGCGCGGCGTTTCGCGTGGCCCGCGTCGATCGCGTCCGCGAGCAGCGGCACACGGCGCGCCCACGCGGGCAGTACCAGCGGATGCACGAACGGGTCCGTCGTGCCATACAGGAGCTCCGCCGTCACGGGTTCGCTGGCCATTCCCGCTCCGCTGTCGTCAATTGCACGCCGCTGCCGCTGTGACCCGCGTCGAACCAGCCCGCGCCCAGCACGTCGCACTCGTTGTCCGTCCACGACCGCGACTGCCCGTCCGGCTGCGTCGAATGATGGCGCTTCTCTGGCCCGTGCGGCGGCAACTCGCACCGGGTGCGGTAAGCCGTCGCGCTCAGCGACGCGCCACACGTACCGGCCGGCGTCCATATCTGCCCGAGTGTCTCCGGCAGCCGCGTGAGCTTCTCGCCGCGTTCCCGCACCGCCTGACCCACCGCAGTCAGCAACCGGCCGAGCGGATGCGTGCCGACATGCTCCGACACCGCCTGCTCCACGACCGGCTCGGTGCCGCTGGTCTCCCAGTCGCACTCGTGGCACTGCGCCCGGAACCAGCCGGGTGAGCGCACGGAGTCGGTGTCCTCGAACACGAACACGCGGTCGGCTTCGGCACGAAACAGGTGGTCGATCTGGTGCGCGGTGTACTGGTCCGGGGTCATCACGAACCCAGCGTATCCATCGTGACCGTCTTGGCCTCGGTCTTCGGGCAGCGCGTACACGCCCGGATCCGCTGCACGAGATCAACGCCACGCCATGTGAACCGGCGCGGGTCCGACCACGGCCCGAACCGGTGACCGAGCAGCCGGCACATCAGCCGCGCGGCGTGCACGCGGCGGTCGCCCCATAGGTCGGCACGTAGATTCACGATCAGGTTCCCCCTTGTCGGGCCGGGTGCAACTGAACCGCGGGTTCAGTTGGAAGTCCCGGCCGAACTAGCAACATCACTTGACCCGTCGTTGCGCGCTAGCCACGCCTCCAGCGCGCCGCGCACCGGCTCGTCCGGCACGATGCCTTGAGCCAGACGGGTCAACACCGACGCCGGCGCACCCACGAGCCGGGCCAGCTCGCGCCACGTCACCCCGAGTTGGGTGCGGGCCGCGTCCAGTCGAGCGTAGAGATCCGCCGCGGCCGGGTGCGGCGGATGCAGAAGTTCGTGGTGGCGTTGCGCGGCGGCCACGATCTCGGCGAGCGCCGCGATGCCTTCCGCGGTCGGTTCCCGGTCGCCGCGCACGATGACGACCTGCCCGTCTGGCAGCTCGACTGGACGGCACTGGTCACGTCGTCGCATGCGGCGGCTCCCAGGGTTGCGGCGTGAGGTCGGCGCGCAGGTACAGCGGATGCCGAGGCTGCCCCGCGCCGGTCAACGCCAGCGCGTGCAACCGGCCCGCACCCGGCGCCTTGCGGTGGATCTGAAGGAACCGCGCTATCCGATCCGGCCGAGCATGCGCACCCCACGCCACCACCACCTCGTGACCGGTCAGCGTCTCGCGCAGATGCTCGTCATTGTCCGGTCCTATCGGATCAGCCGCGCGCCACAGGTCGCTCGGCTCCGTCGCCCGGTACGCGTACAGGTTCACGACGATCAACCGGCTGAAACCCATGCGCCTGCTGAATCCGGTGATGCGCCGCAGCGTCGGGTCGTCCGTGTACGCGTCCGCGGTGGAGGGATTGAGCATCACCCAGGTGACGGTGAACCCGCCGGGCGCCCAGCGGCGTTCGAGCCGGTACCGGTAGAGGCCATCGTCGGAGATGACGGCGGTACGGTCGGCGCCGAACTCGTCGAGCGCGAGCGCGGTCTGCTCAGTCACCGAACACCTGCGCCCACGGGCACACAGTGCGCCGCATCAACGTCCACCGCGACGCCTCCGCCTCGGTGACCGACAACACCACCTCGCGCGCATCACCCTCACAGTCCATCGGATGCAGGAACTCGCGGCCCATCACGGACGTGAACCGCACCGCCCACTCAAACTTGATCACGCCCGGGTCCGCAGTCTCGGGAATAACCGAACGCACCTCGCCGATCATCTCCCGGATCTGCTCCGCGCCCGTGACATCGCCGCTGTCCTCGCGGGCGTCTGCGTATCCGGCGAGGCCGTGCATGACTAGGGCGATCAGGCGTAGCCGTTCGTGCAGGTCGAGGGCGTCGTGTGATTCGTGGCGTAGGGTCAGGCCCGCGTTGTCGGCGGCGCGCAGCCAGTGCCGGGCTTCGGTGGTCGCTCGCTCGCGTTGGTACTCGTCGAGCGCCTCCCAGGGCGGGGCGGGAAATGTGTTGGCGCGTGAGGCGATGTGCTGGCGTGCCATGGCCAGGCGCACGGCTTGATCGCGTTCGGCGTCAGATGTGAAGTCAGGCATCAGCGGCCTCGATCCCGGCGAGCACCCCGAGCTCACCCATCCCGTGTAGCCCGGCCAGATCCGTCACCATCATCGCGACGTGATGCGCATAGTCCGAGAACCGCGTCGAGTCCAGCACCATCACGATGCTGCCCTCCCCGATCCAGCCCGGCCGCTTGACGTTCTTGGCCCACTCGGAACACTCGTCGTACTGCTTGAACAGGGTCCAGCCGAGCGCGGTCAGGAACGCACGTATCCGCGCCGGGCTGTGGTGTTCGCGGCTGATGAACGGTTCCAGCGAGCGGGGCATGACGCGCAGCCTGCGCGCGGCCTCGGCTTCGTTGCAGAGCGCCTCGAGAACGGGTGCCAGTTCGGCTGCGAGGCCGCCCTCGTCAGCGGCGGCGGTCTTAGCCAGGGCGCGTGCCTGGGTCAGGTCGATCATGACGGGTGCTCCTCGTCGCTCAGGGATTCGATCTGCTCCAGCAATCGCCGGCGCCCGTTGGCCCACCCGTTCGCGTATGCCTCGGTCGGGCTGGCCATGAGTAGAGTCACGGGGCCGCGCGCCAGCACGTCCTCCCAGTGAGGGTGCAGCGGCACCTCGTTCGGGCCCGGGCGGGGCGCGGGCCCGCGGTCTGTGAGCTTCTCCAACTCGCTGCGCGGATCGACCCACGCCTTCGGGCGGCCGAACTCGCCGCCGAGTGGATACCAATTCCCGATGTTCGCGCCCGAACGAACCCAGATCTCCTGCCGCCGATAGTCGCCCCAGTGTACGGCGACGATCGCGCCGGACTCCTGCGGCTCGTCCTCGCAGCCGACTGCTTCGGCGGTCACGTCAGAATCTCTTTCAGGTCGTCTCGGGTGATGTGCTGCCGCTGGTCGACGGCCCTTTGCCACGCCGCGCGCACTGCGGGCAGCAGCCCGAAGGCCACCGACTCCAGGCACCCGGCCGGCATGTCCGCGTCGGCCGCGATCCGCCGCTCGGCATGCGCTCAGTTGATCGGCCACTCGGACTCGATGACCGAGGCGAGCGTCCCGTCCGGCGACCACAGAAGCCAGCCGCGCGAGAACTGCCCGGTCACCGCCGTCAGCATCGCGAGCACGTCCTCGGCCCGATCCGCGACCTGCTGGCAGAACTCCTCACCCAGCAGCAGGATCCGCGGCCCATCGCCGTAGGGAATCGTGCGGCGTCCGAGTTCCATCGGGTAGCCGCCACTGTCCCCGTAGGCGACGATCCGCAGCGCGTCCTCGCAGGGCGCGAGCGCCACGGTGAGCGGTGTGGCGGGAGCGCCGGGTTCTACGAGCACGAACGGTTCGTCGGGGCAGCATTCGATCAGCGCCGTGCACACGCAGCGGGCGATCTCGTTGCCACGGATCTCGATGACGGCCATCACGTGCCCCTCTCGTTGAGCTCCGGGTAGCCCTCGTGGCGCAGCCAGCGGGACACCGCCGCGCGGCGCGCCTTGGCCTGCTCGTACGCCTCACGGTCGATGGTGCGGCCGGCGAAGAAGTCGTTGTGGAACGTGTCGACGCCGCCGGCGTGCAGTTCGATCGACCACACGTCCAGATCGGGTAGGCGCTGGCCGTCGTGGAACGCGGCGAGGGCCGTGGAGGCTTTGGCCATGGCGCTGTCGAACGCGGCCTGGGCCTTGGCGAGTTCAGCGTGCGCCGTTTCCATCTGGGCTGTGTAGTAGCCCTCGATTTCTTCGCGGGCGATCTGCTCGTCGTCGGGCTGCATCGGCTCGAGCTTCGGGCGTTTCGCGGCCATCACACGCCTCCGATCCGGATCTCGGCTGCGGTCAGCGGCGGGTCAATCCGGATCTCGCCGCTGTAACGGTTCTCGTAGCTCACGGTGCTCCTTCGGTTTGGGCCGCGCGCGCTTCGGGTGGTGGACCGAGCGCGCACGGAGATCAGTGGGTAGCGGGGTCGAACTCGACCACGAGCGGGGCGAGGCGACGCGCCACCTGCTGCACCCCGGCATCGGCCAGCGCGTCCAGCACCGCGGACAGGACCGCGTCGTACAGGCCGGGTGGCACCTCGCACGTGACGCCCTCGCCGTGGCAGCGCGCGCACGGCCGGGACGCGTACGGCTCCAGGACACGGGCCTGCGTGCGGTGGCCGTTGCAGCTGCGGCAGGTCGCGATCTGGATCTCGTTCTGCAGGTCCACGATCGCGCTGGCGAGGTCCACGACGCTCGGAGTTGTCTCGGCCATCACGCGATCAGTTCGCTCGCGTGCATCGCCGTGACCACCGCGCCGTCACGCCACACCAGCCGCAGCGGACCGAACGAGTCGTAAGCGCGCTCGGCGGCCATACCGTCGCCACCGACGTAGAGGTGTCCGCCAGCGCCACAAACCAGCGGCTGCGGGATCGACTTCTCGAGGTTGCCGAGCCACACGTCGCCGACCTGCGGCGGCCAGAACGTCGACCTCGGGTCAGGCTCGGGTGGCGTAGGCTCGGCGCCCTTCGGCGCGAGCAGCTCCAGCGCGCCCTCCACGGTCTCGGCGTGCGGGATCGCCTTATGCACGCCCGTGACCCGCAGCGATTTCCCGGGGCGGCTGTCGAGGTCTACGAGGAGGGCCAGCCGGCCGCCGTGCGCTACCGCGCGCTTGGCTGCGCCGACGATCACGCCGAGGCCCGTCGAGTCGAGCAGGTCCACGCCGCGCAGGTCGATCACCTGCCGGTATCGGGCCTCGTTGATCAGGCCGATCAGCTTGCTGCGCAGTTCGGGCGCGGCGTACACGTCACACTGCCCGATGACGGTGACCACGGCGGTGCCCGGTTCGGGCCGGTCGATGGTGATTGTGACGTCGGCGGCCATCTCAGGCTCCTTCGATTTCAGTCTTGTTGGCGAGCTCGGCACGGCCCGCGTCGGTGATCGCTGCGTACACGACCAGGCCGCGCGCCTCGCCCTCCACGACCAGGCCGCCCGCAATCAGGGCACGCATCTGCGGCGTCACGAGGGCGCGGTAGCCGCGTCGGCCGGGCGCGGACCACTTCGAGATCGGGTCGTTGTAGCGGTAGACCTCGCCGCAGGCGACGCCGGACAGGACCTCGCGGCGAGATAGGGGCGCCTGCGGCGGATTCACGGCCACGGTCAGGCTCCGTTCGGGGTCAGGTCGATCACGAGGGCGGTCGCGTTGTCCGCCTTCTCGCCCGCAGCCCGGGCGGCACGCACCGCGCGGAAGGTCAGCCGCCGGGCGCAGGTCGAGGCGTCCGACGTGTTCGCTAACGTGCTGCGGATGTCCTCGTCCGTGAGCGGCCCGCACACCCCGTCCGTGCACAACAGGACCCGCGCGAACGTGTTGAACGGCGAGCCGGGCAACGGCTGCGCGACCTGCGGGGTGTGCGGGACGCAGTTGCCCAACGCGCTGCCGTGCCGGTGATCCAGCGGCCCGAGCAGGCAGCGCGTGAGCTGCCACGGCAGGCCCCACTGGCCGAGGTTGTGATCCTCCGTCAACTGGTGCAGCGCCCCGTCAGCGGTGAGCGCGTAGGCGCGGGAGTCCCCGATCCACGCGACCCACAGCGATGCGGCGTTGAAGTAGGCGAGCACGAGTGTCGTGTTGTCGTTCGGGCCGCGCCGCAAGTGGCGCTGGTCGATGATTTCGCGGGCGGCGTCGACCGCCCGGTCGAGGTGCTCGGCGCCGTAGGTGGACGCGATGCTGACCGCGAGCCTCACGGCGTCGCGCGAGATGCGCCCGGACCCGGCGCCCGATCCGCAGCCGTCAGCTATCGCGGCGACGATCGCGGGCAGGCCCGTGTCCGGGTCGATGGTGCGCGTCCAGTCGCAGGCGTCTTGCTGGTAGGCGCGGTCGCCCTTCAGGGTGCGGTTCTCGACGGGCGCGAAGGTCAGATCGCGAACGGTCGTGGTCATGGATCAGCCTTCCTTGACGTGCAGTTCGACGCGCCCGTAACGGCGCCTCAGGACGTCTCGCAGGGTCCGGATGCTCGTGTTGTCGAAGCGTGTGCCATCGGGACCGGTGCACTCGTAGTACGGAGTGCTGCGACGCGTCAGATCGCTGTAGATCCGCGACTTCGCGACCTCGATCCGGACCGCGGGGGCGTTGGAGTTGGTCTAGGCGACCTCCACGAGCGCGGAAGTGGCGTGGTAGCCACGCGCCGTGGACTCGAGCAGCCCGCGGTCCGCGTACGCGAACACCCGCATCAGCTGCCCGCGCACCAGTGCCAGGCCGTTGCGGGTCGGCTCGCTGCCGGTCGCCGCCCGGTAGGCCTGCGCGACCTTGCGACCGAACGCGGACGCGTACCGGCGGATCGTCTCGGCGTCGGCGCCGACGGAGGTCAGGTAGTCGGCGGTGGTCTTGCCGGCGTTGCGGTAGGCGAGCATGGCGCGCTGGTGCAGGGTGCCGACCTTGCCACTGCGGCGGCGGGGCTGCTTAGGCAGGTGGTCCTGCGGCTTCGGGCGCGCCGGGGTTGCAGCGGCGGTGGCGTTGACCAAGCGCACCTCGGCGACCTGGGCACGCTCCACGATCAGGCCGCGCTCATCGTATGCGTAGGTGGCGTTCCCGTTGAGCGGAGTGAGCGAGTAGCGGATCTCGCTGGCGTGGAAGGTCTTGACGTCGCCGTTTGTGAAGCTGATCTGTACGGCGTTCGTGGCTTTCATCGGGTCCCCTCCTTGCCGGAGCACCTTGCTCCGCGATGCCAACTCTATTGGCAAACAGAGTTGGCCGCAACCCGTTTGGCCTATGCACTTGGCCGCACGTCTGGCATGATTGCCGCCATGAGCGACGATCTGCGCGACGAAATGGACGACCTCGGCGCCACCTACAAACGCGCCAAGCGCCGATACCGCGACGCCCAGAAGAAGCTGGTCGACCGCATCCCGGCGTGGGTCGAAGGCGGCATCAAACAGCACGAGATCGTCGAAGCCACCGGCCTGACCCGCGAGTACATCCGGCAGGTCGTCATCAAGGCCGGCGACCGGCAGCTCGAACAAATCGAGCGGGATCTCGCCGCGCTGGGCGACGCCGACTGACCCGTTCACCGCCGTATCCCGGCGAGCATGAGCACGACCGTGAACAGGCCGGTGAACGCGAACCAGCCGACGACCGCGCCGACGACACGCAGCACGCCGAGCGGCCACGGCTCGCGACGTGGAGCGCACCGGCGGCTCATCGGATCGCTCCCGCGCCGACCATCGCCCCGAGCGTGACCGCGACGCCGAGCGTGAACGGGAACGCGACGAACCAGCCGATCAGCTTGCGCACATTCGCCGCGTGAACGAGCGCGGCCTCGTCCCGACCTTCGAGCGGTCGGCCGCAGCGCCGGCAGCGACGCGTCACCGTCCCGTCCCCTTCGCCGCGGCCAGCAGCAACCACGCCCACATCCCGACCCCGACACCACCACACACACCCAGCACCAGTCGGCCAGCCACATACACGCCGCTCACGGCGCACCCACCCACTCCCCTGGCGGCGCGACCCGTTCCACGGTCTGCGGCGGTGTCGCCTCACCAACCGCCCCAGCCGCCACCGCGGCCCAGCGACCACCCAGCGCCGCCAACGCCTCCGCGCCGAACCGCGTCGCAGCCCTCACCTGACCCGACGTCAGCGCCAGCGCACACGCCTCCAGCAACTCCAAGGCGTCCGCCGGGACAGCGACCGCCCCGACACCCGGCCGCATCCGCGTCCGGCCCGGATGCCCCTCCTTCACCTTCGCCGCGCCCCGCACCGGAGTCGGCAGAACATGCCGCCGATGCGCCAGCGACACCGCGTGAGGCGCGTTCTCCGCGCCGAGCTTCACGAAGATCCGCCGCAGATGGGTTTTCACCGTCGTCGGCTCGATCCCGAGGCGTCTCGCGGCTTCCTCGTTCGTCATGCCGGCCGCGACGAACGCGAGCACGTCGACTTCACGGCGGGTAAGCGGGTCACCGAACTGCGCTGCGGCGCCGAAGCTCATCGTGGCTCTCCGATCATGGGCAGGATCCCGATCTCGTGCGCGGTCCGGATCGCCTGCACGCGGTTGTGCGCGCCGAGCAGCCGGTACAGCCGCGCGATGCGGGAGCCGGCCGCGGCGGGGCTGATGCCGAGCTGTGCGGCGATCTGGTCGCGGTGCAGACCCTGGGCGAGCAGCGGCAGGAGCCGGGCGAGGTGCGCGGGGACGTCGGCGGCGTGCGGTGGGATGGTGATGCCGAACGCGTCCGCGAGGGTTTCGGCGTTGAGGCGTAGGGGTGCGCCGGGCCGGGATGATGCCCTGGGGGCGCACAGCGCGTCGCTGAGCGCGTTCAGGACGGCTTTGCGGCTCCGGGTAGGGGCGGGGCGTGTTCGGGCCGCAGCGTGGCGCTGTGGGGCTGTGCGGGCGTTCACGCGACACCACCGAGATCCAGGACGCCCTGCGACAGGCGCTGCGCAGCGGCGCGCGCGTAAGGGTGGAACCGTTCGATACCGATCGCGCGACGACCGGTCAGACGGGCAGCCTCCAGGGTCGAGCCGGACCCGGCCATCGGATCGAGCACGACGCCCCCCGCCGGGCAGCCGTACTCGATCAGTCGCTGCAGGATCGGCAGCGGTTTCTCGGTCGGGTGGATCGCGACGCCGCGTAGGTTCTTCGCGAACATCACGCTGGTGACCATCCGCGTCCCGTCGTCCACCCACGTGTTGCGGCGCAGACCCCCGTAGTGCGGCACCCTGTTCGCGCCGCCGCGCACGGCGCCCTGGTCCGGCCCGTCGTTCGGCTGACGCGGCGCTTCATGGTGGATCTGCGCCCATGGGCCGCGGTACCAGTGCAGGGCATGCTCGTGAACGCGCCGGAACCGGTCGGCCTGGAAGCCTGTGCCGTTGTTCTTCTGCCAGATCACGTCCTGCGAGAGCTGCCAGCCCGCAGCGGTGAACTCGTCGCGGCGTTCCAGGAACATGCGCATCGAGCCGAAGCACCACATGGAGCGCGTGACCTTCGCGATCTCGGTAGGCCAGCCGTCGGGCCACTGGTCCCATTCGAGGGATGTCTCGGCGTAGGGCGGGTCGCAGACGGCGAGGTCGAGGTGCTGGTCAGCGAGCAGCGGCAGCACGTCCTCGAATCGGGCGTGGTAGAGGGTTACCTGGCCGTCGTCGAACAGGGGCTTCATGCGGCACCTGCTTCGAAATCGAGCACGCCCTGCGCGCCGAGCGGACGGTTGGACCACAGCACTTCGACGCGTGCCTGCTCGCCCGACCGGCCGTTACCGGTGGACGCGGCGGTCTGCTCGCGGTACCAGCCGTCGTACAGCTCGTCGTAGAGCGGCGAGGGGTATCCGGACAGGACGACCGCAGCCGCGCAGTCCCACAGCGCTTCGGCCAGCGCGCGATGGTCTGCCTCGTCGCGCATCTCGTGCTCGTACCGGTTGGAGTGGGTGCGCAGGTCGCCCGGGTAGGGCGGGTCAACGTACAGCAGGCAGCCGGGACGGGAGCCGTAGGCCGCGATCACTTCGAGTGCGGGCCGGCATTCGAGCGAGACGCGCATGAGGCGTTCGGCGCCGGCGGCGAGGCGGGAGCGGTAGCCGTCGAGGTAGGCCGGCATGGAGGTGCATGAGGTGGGTTCGACGTAGTGCCGCCAGCCGGTTTTGCGGGGGCTTCCGCCGCGGGATTGGGTCAGGCGCACCCAGACGCGACGGGCGAGTTCGAGTTCGTCATCTGTGTCCTGCCATGCGGCGTCGAACTCGGCTCGGGAGTGTGGGGTGAGCACGGCCGCGCGGATCAGCTCGTCGGGGCGGTCGCGCAGGATCCGCCAGAAGGTCACCAGTTTGCGGTCAAGGTCGTTGACGGTCTCCATGCGAGACGGCGGTTTGGCCATCAGCACCGTGAGCGAGCCGCAGTACGGCTCGACGTAGTGCTCATGCGGGGGCAGCAGGGAGACGATCCATGGCGCGATGGTCTGCTTGCTGCCGAAGTACGGGATCGGGGGCCTCATGCCGCCCTCGACTTGGCGCGGGCGGCGCGCCGCTTGAGCGCACGCCGCTCATCCTCGCTTGTCATCCCCCAAACCCCGGCGTCCTGCCCGGTCGCGAGCGCCCACTCGAGGCACTCGTCCACTGCCGGACACCGGCGGCACACCGCCTTCGCGTCCTCGATCTGCAGCAGCGCCGGCCCAGTGTTCCCGATCGGGAAGAACAATTCCGGGTCTTCGCCTCGGCATTCAGCCCTGTGTCGCCAGTCCATTGGGTTTCCCTCCCTGGTGGTTGGTGTTGTTCGCGAGGTGGATCAGGTGAGCGGCGTGGCACTCGTCCGGCTCATCGAAGACCGGCAGCGGACACCAACACGCAAGCGGCCTGCCGGTCAGGTCGGACAGGTGATCGAGGATCCAGACGCGGCGCCGCGCGGTGAGCTGCCCGGCCAGTGCGTCGGCGACGTCCCGGTCACCTTGCGGGTCGCCGGCAAGCCACAGCCGGAACCGGGTGACGCACAGGGCCTGTGCGGCCGCAACGTTGATGGACCGCTGGTCGAGGAGTACTTGGCCGATGGTGAACGGGTTGCCGAACCTAGTCGGCCGCGCTACGACAATCGCCCCGGGATAGGACTGCTGGAGGCGGAATCCGGGCCGGCGCGAGAGACGCACCCGCTGTGGATAACCCTTGTGGACAACCGGTGCGGTCACGACGCCACCTGCTTCTTCGCGCCATAGCGCGCCGCGCCCGGGTGAGCGCGCTCGAACTCGGTCAGGTCCGCGAGCAGCGCGCGACGGCGTTCCTGGATGCCCTGCCAGCTGTCCGGGTCGATCTGCGGGGCGGCCTTCGGTTTCGGCGGCCGGCGCGGGAGCTTGTTCTTCGGTCCGCGCCGCACGCTTGCTTGTGCGGCGTCCAGGACGGCGAGGCGCACGGCGGCGTCCACGTCCCGTGTGCCGAGCAGTTCCGCCAGCCGCTCACGCGCTTCGGTCGCCGTCGCGCGCGGCTCCCCCATGGTCAACGTCATGACGCCATCAGCTCCCAGGCCTGCGCATCCGACTCGCCGTGGGTGCGGCGGATCGCCTCGACACAGATCGCGCCCAGCGCCTTACGCCTCGCTGAGGTGTTGATCGACCCGCCCGGCCCGAGCGTCGTCGTGGCTGGCGGAACGAACCCGTTCCACTGGCTTGCCTGCGCGTAGCCGATCGGCGGCTGCGTGAGCAGCGCGGCGAGATCCGGCTGCGAGAGCACCAGGCCGCGCAGCCAGCCCGCGATCTCCGCTCCGCGCGCACCGGACGCGCGCACCGATGCGGCGCGCGGGTCGCGCGGCAGGGCCGGTATCCCGGCCGGCCGGGGATCGGTGGTGGTCATGCCGCCCTCGCTCGGCGCAGGTCGGCGCCCTTGAACGCGATCAGGTAGCCGCGGCACATCTCGGTGAGGCGGGAGGTCACGCGCTCGCCGATGTTCTTCGCGAGCTCCTCGGTGGTGGCGAGGTTGGTGGCGAAGATCGATGGCAGGCAGTTGTTGTAGCGGGCGTCGATGAGCCGGTAGAGGATCTCTTCGACCCATTCGGACCATTTCGCGGCGCCGAGGTCGTCGAGCAGCAGCAGCGGCGCGGTGCAGTAGCGGGCGAGCACGGCTTCGCTGTCGCGTCCGGGCGTGGGCCGCAGTTCCCCGAGCATGGCCGCGGTGGAGATGGCGTGCCAGTTCGCGGGGCGCAGGCTCTCGGAGTACAGGCGCAGCGCGGCGTACGCGGCGTGCGTCTTGCCGGTGCCGGTCGGGCCGGCGAGCAGCAACGATGGCGTTGTGTCGGGGGTTTCGAGCGCGCAGTACACCCACTGGTGGATCTGGGGCCGGTCGGTGGTGGCGTCGGCGTAGCGGCGCGGGATGCGTTCCTGGGCGTAGGCGCGGTTCTTGGCGCGCCACCAACCGGTGGTCTGGGGGACGTCGGGGTCGTCGTATTCCCAGTCGATGACTTGCTGGCCGTGGGTGCGGCGGATGCCTTCGAGCAGGTCGGGGTTGATGGGGCCGAGGTCGGGGGTCATTGGAGCAGTCCTTCGTACGCGTTGGGGTCGGTGGGGTTGCGGTAGGGGCCGGAACCGCCGGAGACGGCGCGTAGCGCGGGGACCGGGGGGCCTTCGATGGCTGTGCGCAGGGTGTTGGCGCTGACGGACCAGCCGGTTTCGACGAGTTCGGCGAGGCCTGCCTCGATCTGCTGGTCGGTGTAGAGCGGCTGGTTGTCGTCGCCGGTCGCGCGGACGGCTTTGCGGACGACACCGGCGACGGCGTTGAAGTTGGAGAGCTTGACCCGGTCGGTGTAGGTGCGGGCGAGGCGGTTGACCCGTTGCCCTTCGGTCTCCGGTTTGGCTGTGTCGTTGGTGCGCTTCGGCGGCTTGTCCGCCGCGAGGTCGGGGACGATCGAGAGCTGCGCTGTGCGCTGTGACGGGACCGCGTAAGCACTTAGTACTTCCGTAGGAAGTACGGGTCGGGTCGGGTCGGGTCGGGGGGACCGTGACTCACGGGTGCAGTCACGGCGTGACACATCGGCCGAATCGCTGTGACCTGCTGGTTTTTCAATCGACCCAATCGGCGCTTCCGTGACTGTTTCGTTACCGTTCTCGGCGTGCGCATCGGGAGACGCGTGAGTCACGGCGTGACACTCGGCGTCGTGCACGCCCTGTGAAATGTGACTCACGCCGTGAGTCACGGCAGGCGTCACGGCGTGACTCACGGCGTTACGGTCGGGACCGCCATCCGCCTCTGCGGCCTTCCGCTTGGCCTCCTCGCGCGCCTGGCGCGCCCGCTCCCTGGCATTGCGCTGACGCGTCTTCGATGCCTCCCGCTCGGCGAGCACCTGCTCCCGCGTCGGGTTGTAGACCCCGTAGTCGTGGATCTGCCAGCCGCCGTCGACCGCCTTGAACAGCCCTACCTTCACGAGGGCGTCGATCAGGTGCGTGTCGCCGTACATCAGGGCGATTACGCGCGGGACGAAGCCCTCGGTGAGTTGCTGCGAGCTGTAGGAACCGCAGCGGACATAGAGGCCGATGGCCTCGTTGCCCGCTTCGAGCACCTTCGGGTGGCAGTGAAACCCGTCGTCGATCTTGAACCAGGACATGCGCTGTTCGCTTTCCCCGAGCTGAGGCGGATGGGTGGGCTGCGTTCCGGCGCTGACGCCGGCCGGGTATGGGGCGGCTCGGCCGCGAGGTCGAGCAGGTCAGCGCCGGAGTAGCGGCCGATCAGCCGGACAGGGCACCCAGCAATCCCGCCAGCCGCTCCGTCACGCGCTCGCCCGGCAGCGGCACGTTCGCGCGCTCCGCGAGGTCCGCGGCCTGGAGGATCTGCAAGGCGAGCTGCCGCGCTTCCGCGACGGTGTAGTCCGCTTGCGGGGTGTCGATGTCGACGAGCGAGACCATCGAGGGGGATTCGCCGTTCTGGGTGACGGCGACGCCAAGGCGCCCGAAGTATTCCCAGGGTGTGGCGTGCGCGGTGAGCGAGGATTCGTCGGAGTGCCCGGCGCAGTAGAACCGGCCACAGGGGGGTCGCTGGGTGTCTTCGGGCATGAGAACGCCGATAGAGTCGTTCATCAGATCCGCTCCCGGTTTCGTCGGGTGTTGGGTCCAGGCCCCGGCCGGTGTTGCGATCACCGGTTCGGGGCCGTTCTGTATCTGCGAAACCGAGTCTACATGTACATCGCGTCTTTGTGTACACTAAGGTTTTATGAGCATCGCGACGATCCCCTACACTGACGCCGTGCCAGCCGACATGAGCGCCGACGACATCGGCATCGCCGAGGCCCGAAGCAACCTCACCGAGGTCGTGGCGAACGTTCGTCTGCTGCGTCGAGCGAAATACCTCACGAACCGATCGCGTCGCGTCGCGTCGGTCGTTCCTGTCGAGCTCTCCGAGGCTGCGGATAAGGTTGGCGGCCCCGACGAGGCGACTGAGATCCTGCTCGCGGCTTTCGAGGCCCGGAAGCGCTGAACGTCGCGTCACGGTTCACCGTCCGGCACGCCGAACGCCACCCGCGCGCACTCCACACCCGGCCGCGCGAACCGGATCGCCGACCACACCTCGCGGCCACTCCCCCGCGCCACGGCCCGTTCCTGCACAAGCCAGAACCGCGCCCCGCGCTTCACCAGCTCCCAGTCGTCCGGCGCGAGCCACGACCCGCTAAACGAGCGTTCCTCGGCCAGCCCGACCTGCGCGTCCAACAGCAGCTCGTCACCGCCCCACACGGTGGTGACGGTGCCGGTTTCGACGAACCGGGCGGTGACCTCTTCGCCGTCACGCAGCCACGACTTCACGAGAGCTCACCGGCCTCGGGCTTGACTGCGCTCGCACCGAACAGCCACGTCTCTGACTCGCCATCAAGCCGAACACTGCGGCAGCCCTCACCGCATTCCACGAGCACGCCAACACGCCCGTGATTCGGACTGACACCGGGCGCATAGATCCGCACCCGATCGCCCGGCTCAAGCGCCTCGCTCGCCGCAAGAACCTGTTCCTGCGCCTTGATCCGTTCGGCCTGCTGTGCGCAGTACTTGCACGTCGGAAGCGCCGCAGCCTTCTCGTGCTCGGCTTGCGAGCCCGTGCCGAGCCACGGCGTGTGCCAGATCGGCGACAAGCCGCACAGCGCGGACGCCCAGCTATCTGGTCTCTGTCGGATATCGAGCAGATGGGCGCGTTTCCCTGTGATCGTGTAGACGCGGGTCTCGGGCGCGGTCGCGGTCATGATGCGCCTGCCGGCGCATCGCGTAGCACGTAGCCCGCGCTACGCACCGTCCAAATCAGCCGCGACCCACCCCGCGCCTCCAACTTCCGCCGCAGATAACCCACATACACCTGCGGCGAATTCGACCGCGGACCCTGCATGTGACCCCACACCTCACGGTCCATATCGGCCGTGGAAATGACCCGGCCCGGGTTGCGCAGGAACAAAGCGAGGAGCTCGGCCTCAGTCCGGCTCAGGTGTATGGTGCGTCCGCTGCGGGTCATCTCCCGCAGCTCCGTGTCCAGCACCAGGTCCGCGAACGTCAGCGTCCGCGACACCGCGCGCTCAGGCAGCTCGCGGTAGGCGCGCGACGGCGCCGGCTGGCCCGTCGCGGCCGCCCACCAGCCCGCACAGACCGCCGCACCCAACGGCAGACTCGGTGATTCCCCGATCCAACCCGCCGGGCTGTAGCCGCGCGCGGTGCGCTGCAGACCCTGATGGCAGTAGAACACCCCCGCGTCACCCGTCGGCAGCAGCGGCGAGCCTTCCTCCGGCGACCCCGGCCGGTACGCGCACTCGATACACGGACGCGCCATGACCCCGGGCGGCCGTGGCGCGGGTGTGAGCTCCGCGTCGCTGTGGCCGCCGCGGTCGTTGGTCAGGCCGATGCCGGCGCAGTGGTAGCAGGGCCCGTCGTCGCCCCAGCGGCCGTCACCGTCGCAGAACGGGCACACCCACCGGTACACGACCACCAGGGGCTGCGGTGAGCCCTGCGCCAGCGCGCTGCCACAGACCTGAATCGTCGAGACGGCCTCAACCACGCGGCGCCTCCCCGAGCACCGTACGTGCCAACTTCAACGCCGCCGTCCACGTCGCGACGTTGTCCAGGCGCGGCCCATCGATCTTTACGTGCACGCCATGCGGGCCTTCGACCACGTTCGGGTACTCGTCGATCTCGTCGGCGATCGCGTGCAGTACCTGCGCGCCGCCGAGCCGCAGTTCAGCGATCTCCTTCGGCGTGATCCGCGTTTCGGCTTGCTCGCGCAGGCATTCGGCGCCGCGGCGGATCGTGTCGGCGGGAGACTCAGGCATCGCCAGCCGCCTGAGACTCCTCGTCCGTCGCCAGCCGCGACGCCACAACCTTGTCCGCGCCACACACCGGGCACGTCAGCGCGTACACGTCGTGCCCGACCGAGAACACCATCACGATCGGCTTGGTGTGGCAGTTGTAGCAGGACCCGATCATCCGATAGGTCGCCTTGTTGCAGCTTCTGTTCCTGCACGAGCCGTCAACAGTCAGCAACCTGGCGCCGGCGTGGCCGAGCTCCACGTCGGCCAGCGCCTGACCCCAGTTGTGGAACCTGACCGCACGATCGTCGATGTACGCGACTGCGGCCAGCTTCCGGTTCGTCACGAACAGGATGTCGCGCGCATTCCAGAACTCTGGCGAGTCCGGATCGCCGTCAATACGCACGCCGAACCCGAGCGGCACGAGCCACTCGGCGACCTGATGCACGGACCGCGTGGTGAACACGAACACCGCATAGCGGGCCAGCAGCGCCCGCAGGCCCTCCACCGCGCCGGGCATCGGCTCGTCGTAGATCGACCCGTCCTGCCAGCCCTTGGAGTAGCGGTGGATGACGCCGTCGAAGTCCACGCCGACGCTCTGGACGCGGCGGGTTGGCGCGGTCGTTTCCGTCATGATTCGGCGCTCCGTTCACGCTGCTGGACCTGCTCCTCGACGACGGCCGCGAGCGGGCCAGCGAACCGGCGCCGCAGCTCGTCACGCGCACTGCGCGGGAGCATCCGTGTCCACCACGGCAGCTCCACGAAGTCGGCGGCGATGATCGCGCTACCAAGCGCCTCCGTCGAAGCACCCTCGAGGGCTAGGCGCGTACCGCAGGCCTCGTGGAATGCGCGCCGACACACGACCTTGTGACCACAGAATGCCCGCCGCGTCCGATCCGGCATGACCGCAACCGAATGACCGGTCGCGCGCACCCGCCGGCCGCAGCGGTAGCAGCGCGGCCTCACCGGCCGCTCCGGTCCCTGCGCCCGTTCACGCCTCGGCATCGGACACCGCCCCGGCCAGCTTCGGCGCACACACCCTGCACGCGCACGACGTCCCGGTCAGCGCACCCACCTCAACCACCGGCAGATGCGCGGCGTGCGCCTCCTCGGCCGCGGTCCCGGCCCAGCCGTAAATCACCGCGTCACGACACGGCCCACAATGGTCGAGCCGGTAGATCTCCACGTGCTCCGGATCGACAGGCCTCGCCCCCGCAGCCAGTGAACCGGCCGCGGGAACGAACGCCTTACCAGCGATGACCATCGTTTACTCGCCGGTCGCGCCGTACGAGTCCGTTAACACCGCGAGCGTGTCATCCTCGAGATCCGCCGGCAGCATCGGACGACCCGTACGCTCCTCCAGCGCCCGCTCCATCAGCCGGTGCGCCGTCTTGCGGTCCTCCGGCCGGATCGGCTCGATCCGCAGCACGCGAACCGTCGGAACGATGTACCCGGTGTCGACGTCCGTGGTCACCGACTTGGTGTCGATGACGGCGAGCACGAGGTGCATCTTGTTGGGGTGGTCGGTCAGGTCGTCGAGGATCGACGGTAGGCCGTTCTTCGATCCGCCGGGCAGGTTCCCGAGCATCTTGATCGCGGACATTGCTCCCCCTTCTGAGGGCTAGTGGTTTCTCTCGTGCGGGCATTCGCACCCGGGCGGGTGCGGCCGCGGGTCGTCACCACGGCGCGCGAGGTTCGCGAACAGCAATGTGACGAGCGCGAGCATCAGGGCCAGCGAGAAGCCGGCCAGCAGGAGCGGGTGGTGCGTTTTCGCCGTGTACACGCACCCGCATGCGGACAGCGCCGAGGCAACTTGGGCGATCCGGGCGGCGATCAGCGGGGCGTTCACGTGGCCTCACCGGCCCGCACCACCAGATCAGCGAGCACCACCGCGAGAGCCGCAAGCCCTTGACGATCCAGATCGCACAGCGCCGCCGAAACAGCCTGTGCATCCTCGTCCTGGACCGCTTCGACCAGCTCCATGGCGCGATCCCACGCGGCAGCCGCCAACACGTTCTTCTCCGCGTCCGAGACGGCGCGACGGGCACGCGTGATCGCCGCGTCCACCCCGGCCCGCTGCCGGAACCCGAGCCCCTTGGCGACGACCTCGCGATCCATGCCGTGCGTGTCCGCGATGGAGATCACGACGCCGCGTTCCATTGCGGTCAGCGCGACCGGGCAGCCGGAGAGTGCGCGCCGGATCGCGGTGGCGTCGATCAGTTCGACTTCGCGTTCGTGTGCGTCGCGCGTTGGGGTCGAGGTCCCGGACATGCCGAGTTCGGGTGAGCGTCGGGCGGCCATCACAGCACCGTCTCCGTCAGCGGCCATACGCGGATCACCGCGCCGGGCCGATCCAGAACATCGGTCGCGGGGTGTCCCGCGTAGTACTTCGCGAGCCGCGTGTATTCGACGACCCGGGCGTCATCGGTCCAGATCACGCCGGTCAGAGCGTCTTCCGTGGCACGCAGCAGCTTGGACAAGTCAGGCGTCGAAGCAGGCCGCCAGCGCAGCGCCTTGGACCAGCGCACGCCTTTCGGCCACCAGCTCGGCCGGCTCGCGGGTTGCTCGCGCATCGTGAACACGATCGATGCGGCGAGCGGCCCATCCAGCAGCGCCGGGCGCTGCGGAGTGGCCTCCACGACTTCGAGCGCAGCGGCCTTCACGTCCGCGCGCCACGGCTTGACGCGCTTCGACATCTCGATCATCACGCCGTTGCCGACGTTCCTCTTCGAGCCCTGTGGCGCGGGCTGCCCGTAGACGGTGATGACGATGGTGTCCCGCTCCGGCCGGGCTTCGGCAGCCTGAGCCGGTGCGGTGGCGTCAGACGTGGCACCGGCCGGAGCGGGGTTCTGTACGGGCGCGGTGTCGAACAGTGCGCCCTGGTCCGTGGTCGTCGTCATGAGGCACGCCCCGACCTAGCTGTGATCGCCTCAGCGAGGCACCGCGGGCACAGTGGATTGCCGCCCGGGCCGTACTTGCGGCACCGCGCCGTGCAGCTTGAGCAGGGTCCGAACGCGGTGGCGGACCACACCGCGCGCGGGTTCTCGTAGCTCGGGAACTCCTGGCTGGAGTAGTTGACGCGGACGGCTGGACGCCAACCGAACGAGACCGGCGCCTCATCCACGGCCGCCGCGGGCACCTCGATCGTCGGGGCGCTCACGCTGGCACCCCCAGCGAGCCTGCGGCAGACGAGACGAGCTCGCCCTCAACCACCCGCGGATACTGCCGAACACGCAGATCCAACGGCCACTCAGACGGCTCGCCGCCCTTCGGATCCACCGACCGATGCACCCGAGCCCACGGCGTTCCGAGCTGCTTGACATACACCGGAACCCCGGCATCACGGCACTGCGACACCAGCGACCGCGCCCAGTCGAGATCCATCGCCCGCGGCGCGGAACCGACACCCGACTCACCGCCCACAACGACCCAGTCCAACCGCGGGTTATCCCCAAGCCAGCGGTCCGCCAGCCGCACCGCCGAAAGCAACGGCTCCGCCGAGATCCACCGCACATGCGCCGGCGTCGACAAGAGCGCCTCAATCCGCAGCGTCGCGTGCGGCTGGTCCTCCGTGCTGACACCGAGCCACACGTTGCGCAGCGGCCACCAGCCGTCACCGTGCTCGGCGTCGAACATGGCGAGCGACGTACCTGTCTGCGCGACGTAGGCGGACCGGACGGCGGCCTGGAACCGGGGCGAGGACAGCAGGGCGCGCATGCGCCCGTGCCGCTTGGTGAGGATCTGATACGAATGCTGCGGGGTGCGCAGCATTACCGCGAACGCCCGCGCCACGAGATCCACGGGCACCTGCTTGTGGAACAAGTCCGAGAGGCTGTTCACGAACACGCGCCGCGGCTTGCGCCACGTGGTGGGCAGCTCGAGCTTGTGCGGCATCAGGATGATGCGCGTGGAGCCGCCGATCGCCTTGGAGTCGAAGAAGTTGCGCTGCTGCCTGAACGGCGGCTGCTTGTCGATGTAGCAATTGACGCAGCCTTCCGAGACGCGTGTACACCCGTGGACGAAGTTCCACGACGCATCCGTCCATTGAATAAGACTGTTGTCGCTCATGTCGGCTGTCCCCCACGGAAAGCGAAATCTGAAAACGGCGCGCACTCGGCGGCCGGCGTCGGGACGTGCTCGCGCACCCGCGCCAGGCAGCCGACGCCGAAGTTCTCGAACTCCAGCAGCCGCGCGTCCGGATCCGCGCGAGCTGCGCACGCGTGGTGATGTCCTCGCGCGCGAGGACGTTGCGGGCCTGGTGGCCGAGCCGGTCGTGCCCGAGCAGGTCGTCCAGTTCGGTCGGGTACTCGCGGCAGGACAGGTCGCGACACTCACCGCGCTGGGGGCTCACCGGCCCGCTCCCTTGCGGTCGTTCTGCGCGAGCCGGTCGATCCAGTGCTGCAGCCCGGCGAGCTCGGTCGCGTGCCGGTATTCGCACATGTATGCGATCGTGACCGGGTCCATGTTGTCGATCAGCCGCACTCGGGATTCGCGCGCGGCGCGGCACGTGTCCGACACCGGGATGCGGCGGCTGCGTGCACGGCGATCCCGCGTCGTCACGTAAATCTGGGACAGGGCGATCGCCAGCGAGGCCGCGAGCAGCACGATAACGATCACGGTCGTGGTCAGGTCAGCCGTGTTCACGACGCACCGTTCCCACTGAACGGCTTCAGCGGCCAGCACCGGTCAATCACCGCGGCCGGATCCGATCGGCGCAGATACGCCTCGAAGCTCTCAGCCCACTGCGCATGCCAGCGCTGCTGAAGCGTGAACAACTCCTCCAGCGACACCCCGGCCAGCGCGTCGAACCGCGCGCCGCCATCCCGCAGCCGCCACACCCAATCCGGACGCCGCTGCGCAGGACGATGCGCGATATCACCCATCAGCCAGGCCACGCGCACCGACTGCATCGCGTCGTAGTCGGCGCCGTGCGCCTGCTCCTCATCCCACGTCAAGCCGTACGTCTCGGCCGTGGTGCGCATCTGGTACGGGCCCTGCGTCGCCGAGACACGGCGGCGGAACGGCGCGGTGTGCCGGTCGATCACCATCGTGTCGATCACGCGGGCGAGCGGCTGCCCGCACACGTCCTCCAGCGAACCGAGGCCCTTGCGGCGGCATTCACGGTCCAGGACGCACAAGTCGAAGCCGATGTTGTGCCCGACCAGGGGAATACCCGCCCGAACGTGCTCGGCGACCGCGGTCGCGATCTCGAGCACGCCGGTTTTCGCGTCCATGCCGTGCTCGGCGGCATATTCGTCGGTGATGCCGTGGATCGCGATCGCTTCCGGGTTCATCGGGATCCCGGGGTTGAGCAGCCACGTCGCGGGCAGGGTCGGCTTCTCGCCGCCGACGCCGATCAGTGCGCAGGTGACGATGAGCGCGGTCTCAGGGTCTTTGTCGGTGGTCTCGAAGTCGAAGCCGGCCATCCGGCCCAGGTGCCATGGGGTGTTCATGCGTCACCACCGGCGGCACGCTGGTCTGCGTCGCGGGACTCGGCGATGCAGCCCTCGCAGCCGTCCATCCACTCGTCTTCCGGATGCCCGTTGTGCTCTGGCGATGCCGGCTTCGGCTTCGCCTTCGGCCAACGCTGCTCACTGATCCCCAGCAGTAATTGACCGAGTTCCAGCCGCTGACCCTGATGTTCCACCACCGAGGTCAGCAGCCGGTGCTGCATCAGCTCGTTGTAGATCTGCCGCATGCGTTCTCGCGGCGTGAGCGGATTCGTAACCTCAGCCAGATACGCCTGCGCCGTCGGAGCCGACGGATCACCGCGCTCGACATATGACTCATCCGGATCGGGCTCGTTCGTCGGGATCAGCCCCGCGCCCAGCAGCAGCACCCGTAGAGCAACGGTCTGCGCCTTCGACGCCGCTTTGTCGGCGTAGTCCGTTGCCTGCCCTACGGACTGCGCGATGAATGAGTCCTCCATCGGCCCGGTGATCTGCCAGGTCACAGTCACGCAGCATTCGCGCATATGTGTGCCCTTGGACGAGCGGGTGTCGTTGAAGGTCGCCTCGGTCTTGATGGGGATGACGTCCACGCCGTGCAGTAGTGTCGCCGGGCCGAATGCGTTGATCACGCGGTCTGCGCCGCGGAAGTTGTATTTGGTGCCCGAGGCGTTATACAGGTCGTTCTTGCCGATCGCGCCGACGGTCTGCCGCACGCGGCGCCATGCGACGCGCACCGACACGAGTTCTGGACCCTCGGGGCCCGGTTCGGGGATCCCGAGGTCTGGCAGCGGCTCGACCACGGGTCGCGAAGGCAGCGATACCTGGTCCGCGATCACCGTGCTCTCATCTACCTCCGCCCGCGCCAACTGCGCGGCCCGCTCGCTCAAAGTCGCAGCGCTCATCGCGTCCTCCCCCATGTCCTTCGGTACTGATTCGTCACATTCAGGCGGCGCGAATTTCGATCCGATACACACGCCGCGTACGCAGCCGGGAACTCGTTCAGCAGCCGCGCCGTATCCACATGCGTCCGTGACTGCAGCTCGTACGTGAACGCTGCCTTGTCGTCGATCACACCGATCTCGGCGTCGCCCAGCGCCTGCACCAGCAGCGCCTTCGCCATCGCCTTGCGGCTTTGGGCGTCCTTCTCCTCCGCGCCCGCCTCCAGGTAGGCATCCAGCGCGTCATGCACGTCGAGGTCACGGTCGAAGCGCTGCACACCGCCGCGATCCGGGTTCAGCTCGTCGAACAGGTCGACCAGCGACTCCGGGTTCCCGGACGGCTCCGGCGGCCGGCCGACGATGATGTGCTCGTGCCACAGCCGGTCGGCGATCGTGGTGATGTCCTCGATCAGCTGCGCGTGCTCACGCCCGAACACGGTGAACTGCCGGAAGTCCGAGCTGCCGATCAGCGCCGCGACGTGAATGTGGTCGAAGCCGGTGACCTTGTGCTGCCACAAGGTCTGCGCGAGCACGTCATCCGGGCAGCCCTTACGCCACTTGCCCGCGGTGAACGCGTTGCGGTTCTTCACCTCGAGCGCACACGCCTCGGTGCGGTCGCGGTCCAGCGGACACACGGTTACGCGCCGGTCCAGGGTGCACATGCGGTGCGGAGCGTCGATCTGCTGGACGAGGCCGACGCGGCGAATCGCGGACTTATTACGGCGCGCCCACTCCCGGGCGATGGTGTCCTCATGCAGGTGCCCCCACAGCGCGGGCTCGCCGGCGTCGTCATCCTCAGGCAGTTCGCCGCGCTTGTTGTAGTAGACGTGCAGCGGCGTTTTCTCGCACTCGGGAAGGCCCATGATCGGGGGGATATCGCTGGAGCCGATGCCTTTGCGGCGTTCGCGCAGCCACTGGTCGATCGGTGCGTCGGCAGACAGGACGAGCCGGGCTGTCGGGGTGACGCGGCGCCTGGTCGGGGCCGGGGTGTCGAATAGCGCGGTGGTCATGGATCGAGCCCTTCGCGCGCGATGCGCAGCGCGTCGAGCACGATGGAGAGGTTCTCCTCGTCCAGGACCCGAGCGGCTTCGCGTAGATTCGGGCGGCAGTCGGTCCAGCCGTGCAACGAGGCCGCGATCTCGGCGCGCACTCGCACGACCGTGGATGCCGAGCGGGCCCAGTCCAGCAGCGCGGCCCAGTCGATGCTCACCCACGCTTCGAACGGGTTACGCATGGGTTCGACGAAGCTGATCCAGCGCAGGTCGCGGATCGTGGCGAGGACGCGCAGTGCTGCGGCGGACGGCGATTCGCCAAGCATGTCTTCGTCGAGACGGTCGCGGACCTCAGCGGGCAGGATCCCGAGCAGGTCGGCGCAGGTGTCGATCCCGGAGTCGATCAGCAGGCTCATGCCGCCCTCCCCGCCACCAGCACCGGGCGCGGCGCAGCGGTCCGGGTGTTGCGGTGCAGCGCGGCCAGCAGTTCCGCGCTGGCGCTGTCCAAGTCGCTGGTCGCGAGCGCCTTCTCGTCCGCGTCGCGCGGATCCTCCAGGCGCTTCGACGCGTCGAGCGCGTCGTTCAGGGCGTCGCGCACGGACTCGACCTCGTACAGCTTGAGCAGCAGGTCGGTGATGGTGAGCGGGTGGACACCCGCAGGCAGCGTGATCATTCCGCCGCCTCCGAGCCCTCGTCAGCGTCCGACCCGGCCAGCACGGATTCGGTCTTCCCGCGGCGCGGCAGCTTCTCCGACTCGGCTACGGGCCCGTCTGGAACCGGAGGCTCCACGGCATCGCCGTCCTGATGAACCGGTGACGGCTGCTCCTGCTTGTCGGCGAACGGCGCGAACGGGAACTGCGGGCCCGCGACCACCACCGTCGACACCTCAACCCGCGCCGTGTCCTGCGATTTGCCCGCAGGCACCGCACTCGAGCACGCGAGTTGCTGGCACGTCACCTCCCGCTGCGTCGGCAAATACACCAACGCCCCCTCACGCACCAGCGTCAGCATCCCGGCGCGCTTCTCCTCATCCAGCACGCATGCGGGGAACGCCACGTCCTGCAGCGGGTCCTGTCGGTGAACCACACCGCCCGCGATCACGCGGCCCGTGTACGACGGCGCAGGTGCGGGCATCGGCTCATCAGGCTTGATCACAGGGATGATGCCGGTCTGACCCGGATCGGCGACCGTGTGCAGGGCCCGCTGCCGCATCGTCCCCGCCTGCCGCGCCGCCAACTCGTCGAACGCGTCCGTACCAGGTGCGGGGATCGCGCCGACCTCGTGGGAGACGAACAGGCCCGCACCCATCGCCTCGGCCTGCACACGGTTGCGGGACTGGCGCCGCGCCTGTGCGAGCCGCGAATCGAGTTCGGCGAGATGGCGGTGCAGGTCCAGCGCCGCCTGCTGTGCGGGGATGTCGTGGTTGAGTGCGCTGAGCACGGTGCGGGCGACCGCGACAAATACCGGGTCGGGATTCAGTTGTGCCGAGGTCGGGTGCTGGGCGACCTCAACGTGCATGCCATTCGTCGTGGCGCTGACCTCGAGATCCGGCGCCGCGGGCTCGGTCTCGTGTCCGGTCTGCGGTTCGGACTCAGCGGCCGGTTCCTCCTCCGCTGGAACCGACACGCCCACCATGCCGCCGACCACGCGACGCCACACGCTCACGCGCCGGGTGCCACGGTGCGCCGAGCCGGGTACAGTGGTGCTCAAAGCCACCACACTTCCTTTCAACTGGGATTGGTGGTTCGTTCGCCGCCCCAGCGCCCGGATGCACCCCGGGCCGGGGCGGTTACTCACATCTCGGCCAGCAGCCTGCGGTCGCGCTGACGGCGGGCGATCCCGCGGGCGATATCCGCGCTGGTGATCTGCGCCGCCTCGGGCTGCGCCGGACCGGGGTTCTCGAGCTTCGCGAGGATCGCGGCCACGTGTTCCGGATAGAACCGGTAGCGGCCCTTCGGTCCCGGACTGGTGCGCGCGTGCGGCCAGTACTCCTGCGGATCGGTGGACTTCAGGTGCTTGCGCACCGTGTCCTTGCCGAGCTTCACCAGCTGGCACAGGCCGTTGAAGTCGAGCGTCGGCGCGGCGTGTGCTTCCTGGACGCTCATGCCGCGACCGGTTCGGCCTGGTAGGCGGCGCGCAGCGTCTCGTCGGAGACCGGGTTGCCGTCCTCGTCGACCGTCTCGAACATCGCGAACAGCGCCGTCTGGAAGTCGGTGCCGCTGGCCAGCGCGTAGCGGGCGGCGATCGTGGCCATGGTGGTGCTGTCCGGCTTGTAGCCGGGGGTCAGGACGCGGGTGGGCAGGCCGCTGCGGTTCTCCCCGGTCAGGATCGCCTGGTTGGGGGCGTTAAGCCGGGCGCCGCGCGCGTCGCGGTAAGCCTCGTCGCCGATGGCGGCGGCGAGGATCTGAAGGGCGTTCTCGCGGAGCCGGAATCTGACCTTGAGGTCAGGCGGGGGCATCGACACGGGAGTCTCCTGTACATCTTCAGCCATTTTGCTGAGCATCTTCAGCATAGACCGGCGGGGGCTGAGCATGTCAAGACACTCGGCTGAACACGCACAGGATTTGTGGACTGACTTTGGCTACGCGCCGGTAGCGCGCCCTTGCGTACCCCTTCGAGTCCTGTGACAGTAGACCCGGACGTGTCCCCCACCTGCGTCTTTGACGCATTTGCGGATGCCTGGCGCACCGCCCCGAACTGGCGCACTGGATAGGACAACCCATATGCTGAAGACGTTCAGCACCACGACCGGTCACCGAATACGCCCCCACGTCCCACACCCCCCGAAGGCACCCATGGCCGCCGACGACACCCCCGCACGCCGCGCCGCCAAACGACCCTCCAGCGACCGCGCCCGCGCCTGGGGCGCCTGGCTCGACCCCACCCTCACCCGCCGCGGACTGCGCAACGCCGAGTTCGAACGGCTGCTGGCCAACCCCTCCTACGACTCCGGCCTGATCTCCAACTGGCGCCAAGGCAAGACCGCCCCCAGCGAAGCCGCCGCCTGGGACGTGGCCGACGCCCTGTCCCTGCCCGTCCCCGACGTCCTGCGCGCCGCTGGCTTCCCCGAATTCGCCGCCCGCGTCGAACGCGTCGCCGGACGCGGCGTGCAGCCCCCGCCCCTCGATCCCGTGCTCGAACGCCTTGACGCCCTCGGCGTGCCCGAACTGACCCGGCCCCTCGCCGCGGAATACGAGCGCGACAAGGCCTCGCTGCGCCGTAGATACGAGCTCGAACTCGCCGAGCTGCGCCGCAAGCTCAAACAGGGCGACGACGACGACACAGACGAGCCCCGTACCGGTACCCAATAGCACACACGCGAATCGACAAGACCCGTCACCCCATGGGGTGACGGGTCTTTACCATGGCCTAGAGCATTCCTACGCTGACTAACTACCTCAGCATTCGCATGAGCCACAAGAGCACGTCAAACGCTCAAAGGGGGAATACATGGACACGGGAGACAGCGGTCGAACCAACGCCGTATCCCACACCGCATGCAAAGCGCTGATTACCCCCAAAGCCACCCTGATCGCCACCGCGATCCTCTGGCCCGCCGCCGTGCTGCTCTTCGCCCTCCACCTCGACCACGCGCTCAGCCTCGGGCTGCTCGGCATCGGCCTGTGGTGCTTCTGGCTCCTCGCCCTCGGCTGCGTCGGGTTCTGGACCACGTTCCTGCGCGTGACCAGTCCCCTGCTCGCCGAGGACTGGCGCATCGGCGTCGCGTTCGGGGACCTCAACCACCTGCCCGTGACCGAATCCACCTACGAGGCGCTGCTGGCCGACGACAAACCCCCCAACCCGTTCGTGCGCGGGGCGCTGTGGCCGATCTTCACGTGGATCGGCGGCATGTGCTGGGGGATCGCCGCGCTGCTGACCGGCGCCGCGGCGAGCGGGCTCATCCACGCCCCCACCACCGACATCCTCGTCGCGCTCGTGATCATCATGATTCCCGCCGTGCAGTGCACCGCCGCCGCCGTCAACGGGCCGCCGCTGACCCGCCAGTGGCAGCTGCGCAACGCCGCGGCGCTCGCGCACCTGCGCATGCGCGCGATGGCGCAGCAGGTCGCCGACGCCCGCGCGCTGAACACCTCCGTGCCGGACACGATGGCGGACACGGCGGAGATCCCCGGAGCCACCCTGCACGTGGTGCACGGCAGCGGCGTCAACGGCCGCTCGCACAGCTGGCACACGGCCGGCGAATCCTAGGCCGCCGCGGCGAACCCCACCCGGGACAGGCGCGCATCCAGCGCCACCGTCATGTCGTCCTCCACCTCGGGCAGCAGGTGCCCGTACCGGTCGTAGGTGATCTGGATCGACTTGTGCCCCAGCCGGCGGGAGATCGCGAACAGCTGCACGCCGATCGCGATGAGTACCGCGACGTGGGAGTGCCGCAGGTCGTGCACGCGCGGTTTGCGTTCCAGGGTGCCCTCGTGCCCGCACCACTGGATTTCGACGTCGCGCAGCGTGGACGGGCCGCGGCGCCCGATCCCGGCCGCGTAGTCCTCGCCCCGGCACGCCACGCACCGCATCGCCCGGTACAACGCCGGCCTCCAGCGCCCGGTGTAGAAGGTGGAGTGCGTCCAGCGGCCGCCGGCCGGGCCGGTGAACACCAGGTCCGTCGGACGCTTGCCCTCTAGGCGTGGCCGGATCATCTCCACCTGACGGCGGGTCAGGGCGATCCAGCGCACCGACGCCTTGGTTTTCGGCGCGCCGAGGTAGTAGCTCTTCTTCTCGGTGTTGTTCTTCGCGTGCTTGACCACCGACTGCTTCCACGCGCGGCGCACCCGCACCCGCGGCCGGGGGCCTTCCAGCTCGAAGTCCCGCACCTGGTGCGCCGTGGCCTCGCTGAAGCGCTCCCCCGTGCCGTAGAGCCACTCGGTCAGGTCCGCCGCCTCGGCGTCGTCGAACCAGCCGTGCAGGATGGCGAACTCCTCCGGGTCCAGGAACATCATCTCCTCGTCGTCCTCGCCGTCGTCCAGTGACGGCAGCGAAGTGTCGGCGCACGGGTTGCGGGAGCGTTTGGGCACCTCCGCGTCGACGAGGAACTGCATGATCGCGTACAGCAGGCCGTGGATGTTGCGGACGGTTTTCGCCGAGACCGGTTCGCGCGCCCACGGCCAGTCCTCCTCCGGCACGTCCGGGTCGCCGGGATCCTCGCGCTCGCCCTCGAGCAGCCCGCTGATCCACGGGCCGATGCTCTCGGGGCTGATCTGCTCCGGATCCAGCACGTTCATCTCCCCGAACTTCGGCTCGAGGTGGTTGCGCACGATCGCGTGATACCGGGCGAGGGTGCCGGATTCGATCCCGGGGGCCATGCGCGCGAGCGCCGCCTTGGCGTGGTCGCGAAAGAGCAGCACCGGTTTATCGTCGGCGCCCTGGGCGGCGTCGATCGCGGCGGCCTGCGCGGCGGTGACGAACCCGATACCGGGCAGGTAGTTGACGGGCCAGTCGTAGCCGTTGGATTCGACGGCGAGGGCGAAGAACTGCGCGGCCTTCAGGTCGCGCTTGGGGTTCTTCTTCGGGTTGAACGTCTCGGTCTTCTGCGGACCCTTGGAGCCGCCACGCAGGCGCCATTTGACGTCCCACACGGTGGTGCCGTCGGCCAGGGAGCGGGGTTTCGGTGTGAGCGCCATGCGTTCCACGCTGCCCGCGAAACCGGGGCCCGGCCAGGGTTTTTGCCCAGTTGTGATGTAGAACCTGCTGTAGGGTTCTTTACCCCTCGCGGACCCGTACTATATCCGCTGGTAGTGGCTATCAATGTCTGGTGTCCGAGGGGGGACTTGAACCCCGCTTGCACAGCAGGTCAGCAGGTAGACGGCTCGCGCGAATGGCGACTAAAGGCGACTGGCGGCGAGTTTTGACCGCTGCGTGCTCCAAAATACAGCAGCCGCCCGGCCCCGCACAGGGGCGGCAGGGCTCTGATCATGAGTGAATGACACTATTCACCGTGTCATCCTTTGCGTATGACCGAAGATCGGCCGCACTGGAAGGACGAGCCGCGCACCCGCATGGGCCGGTGGGCCAAGTCCCTGGAGTCCGCCGAACGCGACGCCGAGGCCGCTCGGCTGTGGGGCCGCGGCTGGACGTACGAGAAGATCTCCGACCATCTCGACTACGGCGACAAGGCCAACGCGTGGCGCGCCGTCCGCGCGGCACTCAAGGCTGCTCAGAGCGAGGGCGTCGAAGAAGCACGCAAGGCGCAGATCGCTCTGATCGACGAGATGATCCGGCATGCCCTCGACGTCGCCGAAACCGATCACGTCATGGTCAGCCACGGCAAGATCATCAAGGATGACGATGGGAACCCGCTGTTCGATGACGGCCCGCGGCTTGCGGCGATCGGCCGAGTTGAGCAGCTGATCGCGCGCAAGGCGGCGCTGACCGGCACAGCAATGCCTACACGATCGAAGGTCGAATTCGGCCGTGACGACGAACGCGAGACCGAGCTGCTCGCCGAGATAGAACGGCTGCGCCGCGAACGCGCCGCTGGCGCGGACACAGAGCCGGACGGCGATGAGCGCAGCGAGCGGCCCTGACCGCGGCCCGTACCTCGAGGTCCAGCGCGCCGCGCTGCGCGAGCTCGGCCACAGCGACACGGACATCGACCTCGCGGCGCTCGAACGCGAACTGGCCGACCTGCGGCTGTGGCGCCGCGCCCGGGAACGCGACCGCGCCGCGCTCGAGGAGATCGCCGACCGGGAGAACGAGTTCGCGGCGCTGCTCGCGAACGCCGCCGGGTTCAACAAGCTGGTGCGCGACGACCCGGACGTGGACGGGTACCTGCTACGGCCGGACGGTAGCGAGCACACCAGCGAGAGTTTCGACCTCACGGACTGGCTGACCGAACGCCTCGCGCCGTTCGGCGGCCTCGACTCCCCGCTGCTGCGCCGGCCCGAGGGACGCCGGGCGCTGACCGAGTGCGACCCGCTGCTGTTCGCCCTCGTCTATCTGCCGCACCACCTCAAAACGGTGCTCCCTGGGCAGGTCGGCGAGGGCGTGTTCTCCTTCGCGGACTTCCACCTGGACGTGTGCCGGCGCGCCCGGCCCAGCGTGCAGCCCGTGCTGGAGGTGCGCGGACCCCGGGACTGCTACGTCGCCCCCCGTCACACCGGCAAAACCACCTGGCACTTCCTGCTGCTGGCCATGTGGGAGGCCGCGTTCCTGCACGAGAGCTTCATCGCCGCGTTCGCGGACTCCGCCACCCAGGCGGAGATCCACCTGATGAGCTTCCGCAACGAGCTGGAGAACAACGACCTGCTGCGCGAGGACTTCCCCGCGCTGTGCAAACCCGCGGTGAAACTGCGCGCCAGGGTCGACGACGCGGGCAACGTCCACGAGTCCGGGCGGGCGCTGAAAGACAACGAGGCGATGTACATCGCCTCCAGCGGATTCATCTTCGCCGCCCGCGGCGTGGACACTAAGACATTGGGATTGAAGGTCGAGGAGAAACGCCCCAGCAAGCTGCTGCTCGACGACGTGGAACCGGACGAATCCAACTACAGCCAGGAGCAGTGCGCCAAACGGCTGCGCTCCATCATCGACGCGATCCTGCCGCTGAACCTGCGCGCCCGCGTCGTGCTGGTCGGCACCGTGGTCATGCCCGGGTCGATCATCCACCAGCTCGTCGAGTCCGAGCGGTATCCGGAGGAGCAGGAGGACAATCCGGACACTGAGTGGATCGCCGAACAGGCCATCGCGGTGCACTACTACGCGCCGATCATCGACACGTTCGACCCGGTCACCGGCGAGGCCGGGCAGCGTTCCATCTGGCCGGCGAAGTGGCCGCTGGAGTTCCTGCTCTCGATCTGCACTACCCGCGACTTCCTGAAGAACTTCGCCAACGACCCGATGGGCAGCCAGGGCACGTACTGGACGCCGGAGGACTTCGGCACCAACCGCGTCTCAGCGGAGCTGCAGGCGCAGACCCTCGCCTCCATCACGCACCAGCTGCTCGCGATCGACCCGGCGGTGACCACGAAGAAGAAGAGCGACTACACCGCGTTCGTCGTCGTCGGGTACAGCGCGGTGACCCGGCGGTGCGTGGTGCGCGACGCGTGGGCGGTGCGGGTGCAGCCGGGCGCGGCGATGTGCGCGTTCATCACGCGAGTGCTGGCGCAGTACCCGCAGATCCGCGGCCTGGTGATCGAGTCGAATCAGGGCGGCGAGACGTGGCTCGCGATCCTCGGGGATCTCGGGTTGCCGATCGAGACGGTGTGGCACAGCGAACCGAAGGAGGTGCGCGCCGCCCGACTGCTGGACAAGTACCAGCGCGGCGGCCGGTGCTTCCATGAACGGCCGCTGCGCGAGCTCGAGCAGAACATGGTGGTCTTCCCGCGCGGCCGCAACGACGACCTGGTAGACGGCGCCGGCACCGGGGTGGAGTGGTTCCTGGACCGACCGGCGCAGTCGCGGCGCGGCGGCGGGAAGAGCGTCGGGTACGTGTGACAAGCCCTGAGCCTTACTATGTCCCCTAAATAGTGAGGGAGGCTCAGCAAATGGCGCTCGCGTGGCCACCCACCCAGGCAGGGGCCGACCCGACCCGGTTCGTCGACGACCTCGACGAAGGCCTCAAAGCCATGGCGCACGCCGACCGCGCCTACCGCAAAGCCCAGGTCTACTACGAGGGCTCCTTCCCCGAGGTGTTCGCCTCCCCCCGCCTGCGCGCCGCGCTCGCCCGCACCGGCGTGGACTTCCGCCTGAACTTCGCCAAGACGCCCGTGGACGCGGTGGTCTCCCGCCTGAAGATCAACGCCATCACCTCGCCCCTGGACGGCGTGCAGGACACGATCGCGCAGATCTGGAAAGACAACCAGCTCGACCTGTTCGAGATCCTCTCCTTCCGGCGGGCCTGCGAGTTCGGGGACTCCTACCTGCTGGTGTGGCCCGACGCGAACATCCCCTCAGGGGTGCGGGTGTACCTGAACAACCCGCGCGTGATGCGGATCCTGTACGACGCCGAGAACGAGATCGAGAAACGCTTCGCGATCAAAATGTGGAAGGACGGCAACGCCCACAAGGCGTTCCTGTACTACGCGGACCGCATCGAGAAGTACATCACCGCCGACGGCAAGGACGGCTCGCAACGCGACGACTGGGGCGAATACAGCGACCCGGAGGACGACGGCTGGCCGTTGGACAACCCCTTCGGCGAAGTACCGGTCTTCCATCTGCGCACCGATTTCCAGTATGGCGTCCCGGAGCACTCCGGGGCGTACGGGCCGCAGAACCTCGTGCACAAGCTGGTGATGGGACACGCCGCAGGCATCGACTACCACGCGCTGCCGCAGCGCTGGGCGCTGACCGAGACCGGCACGAACGCCAATGACTTCGCGGTGGGCGACGAGGACGAATACGCCTACTCGCTCGATACCGGAGCTACCGGCAACGCCGATGACGGGCGGGCGCAACTGCGCTCCGAACCCGGGTCGGTGTGGTTCCTGGAGAACATCAAGGCACTGGGTGAGTTCGGGACCGGTGACCCGTCGGTGTTCATCGCGCCGATGGAGTTCTACGTGCGCGCCATGGCGCAGATCACCACCACCCCGATCCACTACTTCGACACCATCGGGCAGACCCCGTCCGGTGAATCGCTGCGCACCATGGAAGCGCCGTTCGTGGAGAAGGTCGAAAACCGGCAGCTGCTGTTCGGCGGGGCGTGGCGCGACGCGATGGATTTCGCGCTCAAATGCCTCGGGGTCGATCAGGCGCAGATCGACGTGCACTGGAACCCGTGCTCGTCCGTGTCCGACATGCAGGCGTGGCAGACCGCGAAGATGAAGAACGACCTCGGTGTGCCGGCCAAGCAGCTGCTGTTGGAGGCCGGGTACAGCGAGGAGCAGGTCGACGCGTGGCTGGCCGAGGGCGCTCAGTCCCTCGCGCAGCAGATCGAGACCCTCAACGCGCTCGGCCTCGCGGCGCAGGGCCTGGCGGTCGCGGTTCAGCTAGGCGTGGTGGACGAGGCCGGGGTCAAGGCGCTGCTCGCGCACATGCTGCCGCAGATGCTCGGCATGGGCCCGGACGGCGAGCCGATGCCGCTCGGGTCGGCGGGCAAGGTCCCGGCGCTGACCGGGTCCGGCAGCATCGAAGACACGCAGGGCGTGGAGACCGCCGGTGACGGCGGCGATCAGTGAGCTCCCCCACGCTCGAGCAGCAGCCTGTCTCGGCGCAGACCGCGCAGTCGTGGGAGCACGCCGATCAGGTCGCCGCTTTCTCGGCCACGGCCGCCGCGCAGCTGACCGGCCGCGCCCCCGAGATGCTCAAGGCGCTGCTCGCGGCCGCGCTGGTGAAGTGGAGCGCGGAGGGCCTGGAGCACGCCGGTGACGGCCTGGTCGCGATGACGCGGCTGTTCGACTTCCGCACCTGGTTCGCGGCCCGGCTCGCCGAGATCGGGGCGGCGCTGCCGGATCCGCAGCGCCTGATCCCCGCGCTGGAGCAGGCGGTCGAGCTGGGGGCGCGCCAGGCGGTCGCCGAGGCCGGGGCGGACATGCCGCCGCGTACCGCGCTGACGCTGGATCAAGGTTCGCTCGGTGAGCTGGCGTCGCTACGTTCGAAGCGGCAGAAGCTCGCGCAGGACGCGCAGGCCATGGCGGCCCAGGCCCGTACCCGCGCCCAGGTGCAGGCCGCGTTCGCGGTGGCGCAGCGGCAGGTGACGGTGACGCGCGGCACGGTCGAGGATCTGGTGCACGAGGCGGCGCATTCCGGGATCGATCAGGTCGCGCTCGCCGGGGGCTGGCAGGAGATCTGGATCGGCGAGCGCAACGCGTGTGCGCGCTGCCAGAGCTTTCAGGGCGCGATCGCGGATGCGCCGGATTTCCTGTTCCGTCCGGTGCTGCTGGGCGCGTGGCTGCGCCCGGAGGATCACATGGGCGTGACGATCGATCTGCATCCGCACGGCCGGTGCCGCGGGCGGCTGGTGCGCGCGCAGCAGGCGCGGGTGAGCAGCCTGATGGACCCCGGGTCGCTGGCCAGCGTGCTGCGGCGGGAGGCGCGCCGTTCGATCGTGCTCGGGCTGGCGTTGCCGTCCGAGTCGCAGGCGCTGCGCAAACGCGCGGCGCAGGAGCTGCTGGACCGGCGCGGTGGCGCGGGTCTGCCGAAGACGGTTGAGCAGCGGGCCCGGCAGCGTATCAAGGCGGGCGAGTTCCGCACGCGTGTCGATGTCACAGCGAGATAGAAAGCAGTCCCCTCATGAGTGATGTGTTGGTGCTCGGTTACCGGGCGGATGGTCGTGCGGTGCATTGGATCCGCGGCGGCGCGGAAGGCGACGGCGGCGCCGCGGCGGGTGACGGGAACGCCGGGGCGGGCGCGGGCGACGGGAACCCCGCCGGCAGCGGTGGCGCGTCCGGACAGGCAGGACAAGGCGCCCAGAGCGGCAGCGGAGCGCAGCGCGCCGGCGCGGGCGACGGCGAGGAGATCGAGTACAACGAGGAGAACTTCAAGAAGCTGATCGACGACCTGAACCGCGAGCGCACCGAACGCGCCGAGCTAGAGGCGAAGCACCAGCAGGAGAAGCACTCCCTCTCCAGCGAGGCGAAGAAGTACCGGCTGCGGGCGCGGTCGCTCGCTGACATGCTCGGCGACGAGGCCACGGGTAAGCCCGGGCCGAAGGCTGCGGCGAAGGGCGCCCAGGGCCAGCAGCAGGATGCGGGGCCGGATCCGGAGGTGGCGCGGCTCGCCGCGCAGCTGGAGGAGACACGGGCGCGCATGCTTGCCTCGGAGGCGCAGGCGGAGCTGCTGCGCGCGGAGGCGAACCCGAAGCATGTGCAGCGGCTCGCGCGGATGCTGGATCTGAACGCGGACGGCCGGGAGGATGTGGCGTCGCTCGCGGAGCAGATCGCGGAGCTGAAGGCGGATATGCCGGAGCTGTTCGGCACCCCCGCCGCAGCGACGGCCGGAGCGGGCAACGGCGCCGGGACGGGCGCACGGGTGCTGCGCGCCGCCCCGGCCGTGGCCGGGAGAGGCGCCGCAGGCCGGGGCGGCAACGAGGCGGCTCAACCGCCCAAGAGCGCCAACATCCTGGCTGATCGGCTGCTCGGCCGGAGCGAACCGTCCGTTTAGGCCGCCAGCCGCGCCATCACCGCACTGATCGCGGCATCCACCGAGGCAATCACGCGTCCCGCGCCACAGGTGCATCCCGTGGCGCGCGGACCCAACTCGTCTGCCTCGCCGTCCGGATCCTCGTCCAGCCCTACCGCGCCGCACAGGTCGTGATGCACCGCGGTGCGCGCATCCACGAGATCGCGCCACTCCTGCGCGAGACCCGGCGGCAGAACCTCCACGCCACATGTGTACCGTGCCGCGCCGACACGCGCGAGAGGTGCGCTTGCCCACGCAGCCATATGTGGCGCAAACTGTGAGGCAGCATCAGGATCAAGCCAGGTCGCTCCCGGCGATCCCGGTGCTTTCGAAGCCCTGAGGGCTTTCGCACGACCCGTACGCGGCCGAGCCGCACCCGCAGAAAACTCCCACCGCAGCGCACGGCGCCCTGTGGCGCGCCCCGTACGCCAGCACCGGGACTTACTCCTGTGACGGCTTCCTGCCCCTGTGCCCACATCCGGGGGCGGCTTCGGAAAGCGATGCCCTCAAGATGCGTATCCTCCTGCCCGGCGCGGTGCTGGGCTACCGCAGCAACGGCGCCCCCATCGTCCTGATCGCAGGTGGCGCGACCGACAACTTCGACTCCTGGATCCCCGTCGAGTACTCCGCGGACGTGATCCAGAAGGTGAAGCAGACCTCTGCCGTCGAGGCGTACGGCCAGGAGGTCATGATGTCCACCAACAGCCGCAGCACGCCGCGCGACTCGGGTGCGGACATCGACCACACCGCCAAGGGCGGCTCGTACAACGAGGACACCAACACCAACGACCAGGTCACGCTCACCGCCCAGAAGTTCACCCGGGCGTTCCGCATCGCGGAAGAGGACCTGAATGACTCCCTGGCGAACGTGATCAACTCCAAGCAGAACGCGTGGGGTACCGCGTACGCGAAGAAGTTCGACAACGCGTGCCTCGGCGTCACCGCGAGCAAGACCACGACCGGCATGGCGTACGACTCGCTGTACTACCTGCTCACGCAGAACGACACCGCGACCGGGTACACCGCGAACAGCAACATCACCAACTCGGCCGCGTCGCCGTCGTACGCGGAGTACAACACCTCCCTGGGCCTGTACGAGGCCGGCGACTACTTCGACGAGGGCGAAACCCTCGTGATTGCGCACCCCGACTTCAAGCAGTCCCTGCGCGGCGTGCTCGACTCGCAGAACCGCCCGATCTTCCAGGAGTCCACCGTCGGGTTCCCCGGCGGCGGCCAGGGCGCCACCCCCGCGCGGATCTTCGGCTACCCGATCAAGTGGAGCCTCGGTGCGCGCCTGTCGGCGACCCCGACGGCCAAGCCCACCGGCCACCCGATCATGGTGTTCTGCAACCCCATGTACATGCTCGTCGGCAAGCGCATCACCAACCCGACGAACCCTCAGGGCACCCCGGAATTCCAGGTCATCCCGCCCAACATCAGCTTGTCGGACGAGGCGGTGCTCAAGGGCCGCGCCCGTCGCGCATTCGCCCCGGGCGTCGAGCAGGCGTTCTCCATCCTCGTCGACACCAGCCGCTGAAGCGCGGCCTGATCAGCTTTCTGCGACTCCCGGAAGGACTCAATCGATCATGCCTACAGCGGGTGGCACCGGCGACCGCAACGAGATCAAGGACCAGTTCGGCAACGTCGACGACTACGTCAGCTCCAGCGGCGAGCTCGTCGCCCAGTACGGGCTCTCGCTCGGCGGCGCGGCCGGCCGGTTCGCAATCGGCTCCGGCGCGACCGCCACGATGCCGTCCACCGCGTCGGTCGCCTACACCAGCGCGACCGTCGCCACCGGCGGCGTGACGATCACGCTGCCGAACGCGAACGCGGTCACCCCAGGCCGTCTGTTCATCGTCAAGGACGAGAACGGCACCGCGACCGGCACCAACGTCATCAAGGTCGTCACCGGCACCGGCGGCGGCGCGATCGACGGATCGGCGCAGGGCACCGCCGTGACCGTCGTGAACGCCGCGTACGGGTCGGCGCGGCTCTACAGCGACGGGACGAACTGGCACCAGTGCTAGCGGGCTGATCCGGTGCCCGGGCGGATTCCGAGGGGACTGCCGCCCGGGCGCCACCGCACCCAAAGGCCTTCGAGCAGGGAGCAGCGTGATGAGTGACGAGCAGGCCACCGGCTCGGAGCAGCAGCCGGCGCAGGAGCAGGGCGACCAGTCGCTGGCGCAGCCGGTCGCAGACCCGGCCGCGCCACCGTCCGCGACGGAAGCCGAGGCGCAGTCCGCCGAGCCGTCGGTGGAGACCGGCAGCGCGACTGCGGAGGACA